GGTTACCTATAAACCACTAACAAACTCTTTAATATTTTTGCTAGTTTGTCCATATCAAAAACACCACTTTCGGGATAACCATACAATCGAATATATTCAGCATATTCGGGTTTAAGTGTAGCCGCAATTGTTGTAATTCGAGCATCTGGAAATACAGACGTCTGTCTATTTAGATTAGCTATAAATTCTTTCAAACGCACGGTATCGTATAATATATCTTCTGCTTCCTGACTTGATTCTAGGGCGTTTTCCAAATCAATAATGATTGAATATTGCTGAATAGCCTGATACATACCATGTAGACTCTCGACACAACTGCGCCTCAGTGTTTCATAATCACGATGTTTATTTCGATTCTTTGCTAGATTACTAAGTCTAATAGCATATTGATTGTATACCTTTCGAGTTAAAATATTAGACACTGCATAAAAGTTACCATTTGTGTATTCTGTGAATATAATACTAATAGATTTGACATATTTTGCCAGTTTATAATACAAATTAATACTGACTGTATCGCCTGATGAATTTGATACGTTTCGTGAAAACACCGTATTTGAACTAGCGGTAGATGTAAACATATTTTATATATTTATGAAATATTTTAAATCTTCAAGGGTGCAACTTCTTGAATAACTACTAAATCTCTCAAAAATAATTAAATTTATCCTTTCAATTGATTTTCATTTTTTTCAATTGATTTTCATTTTTTTCAATTGATTTTCATTTTTTTCATTTAGACGATATTTTTTAAAATATAGTTATGCATACATAAATATAATTGGATACGGTTCGATTTTTTAGATATGTTTTAATCTAGATGTAAACACTTAAGGTATTTGTAGTAAAAAATAAACTCATTTTTATATAGGTTGTTGTAATATCACCCTATTAGATAAAAAACTGTGATAGAAAGTTTACACACAAAATATTTTGTGTATCAGTAAATTAATTCGGATACTATTCATAATTAATTTACATTGATCATCTATACTACCATGAGTATAAATCGGTACACCGCTATAAAACGATTAAACAAATCAAACTTCATTAATTTGCTATCATCATGCAGCGAAGATACATTACATGACATTTTTCCAGTTCGTAAACATGATTTATTAAAATTAATTTCAGATAGGCTCACTAAGCATGAATTGCAAGACATAATGTACAACCTGCAAGAGATTGATACAAAAAATATTATTAGTGAATATCAGGTCAGGGTACAACAACTTGCCATAAATAAAGAAGAGTTGAAAGACAAAGAGAGTAATACAAATACCGCACGAATACCCGAGTTTGCAACTGAACAAATAAAGAAAGTGATGTCTTCATATGTTCAGGCGTATAAAAAATGCAAAGGAGATAAGGGCAAACAGCAGGATTTAATTAGTGTTATTCGAGAAAAATCAAAGCAGGATGTAGTTACGTTCTATAATAGTGTATTCACTATTTTGAGGCAACGCCAGATACCCGAATTCGATGAAATTCATAGAATTCTAATGCAGGCTCTTTCAGTTGAGCAACAAAACGCAATTCGTATTTCTATAACGGAATTAGAACTGCAGACATAAAATAATATCTATCACGAGCATGTTATGCATTTCCCTTTTCGTATCAGTGCAATGCAATGGCCGTTTGGTAATATCGAGATTTCTAATACGAGAAAGAATCAATTCAGTCATTCCCGCTACATAACCATTTTTTCCAATGTTCTCGATATCTTCAAATTGAATATCTATATTCTCAATAAAATCCGACATGTTCATAGCGTCCTTGTATGTGATGTTAAGAAATTGGTATAAATAGTTAAATGTCTATTAATTAATGGATAAGTTTATTAATTTTAACGAATATGAACATTATAATAAAAAATTAGAGAAAAAATTTATGTTTGATAATATTGATTGTGTAACAAAAAATGATGAATATAAAATAAATGAATTGTGTAGAGAAATGTGCGTAAGATTAAGAGGAAAAGAATATTTAATATATAGTTCTAACAACTTTGAAAATAGAACTAAAATTATTCAAAATATAATAGAAAACATAGATTTAAAAGAAGAGTTAAATATAATAAATACATGTTATTGCTATTTAATGCAGTTAGAATTATCAGAATCATTAATGAGATTTTATCCAATATTTTATGAATTACATGATAGGTTAGTATTTTACTATAGAGCTATGAATGAAAAAATTTATTTTAAAAAGTATGATATGAAGATTATAAATGTAAATAAACATAATCATTGTGTCAATTATGTATTAAAAAACTTTAAAACCAGCGAATTGCCTAGTGTGTTATTTTTTGATTCACATTCTGATACGAATACACCTATGAAGTTATCTATAGATAGTGATAATGATAGCACAGATATAGGATCAGTTAATATACCAATATTTTCAAAATATAAGAAAAATAATGGTTTATTTTGGATAGTTCCAGAAAGTCATTGCTGGTCGCATGCTAAAAGAACCATAGGTATAGATAATAAATTAAATATGATTAATTTGAGTGATGTAGAAATAATAAAAGAAAAGTTAGATAATTATAACAATATTATTTTCCATATTGATTTTAAACAAAAAGTTGATAAAAATATAAATATAGATGATTTAATAAAAGTAGAATATAATTTAACTGATATAAATTCGTTTAATTTTTTCAATAATATAACCAATAATTATATTTTAAATATAGATTTAGATTATTTTATATCGTATGGTCGTATTAACTCGGATGATATATTAAACAATAATTTTGATGAAAACGAGAACGACCAATCAACTAGTAATATAGAAGAAATAGATTTTGATGCTTCTTCTTCTAGTAATATATCATTACGCTCCAAAACAATAAATAAGTTAAATAATGAGATAAAATCAATAAGACAACAAATCGATAAATTTTTAATATTTATAAATAAATTGAAAGAAGAAGGAAAGATACCGAAAATGATAATTTTATGCGATAGTTCAAGAGTTAATTTTTCATTAATTGATTCGTGCGTGGGATCTGGTGATTTTTTAGGTAACAAAGGTTATACAATGACAAATGAGTTTTTGCCCAAAAGATATGCATTCTGGTTAAGAAATACTTTGATAGAACAAATTAAACTATTATTTAATGAAGAGTATGAAATTTTATGAGAAATCTATATTACCGGTAATAGTAATACGATTAACATCTTTATTTTTATGAACAGATACATAATGGTCCATATGTGAAGGAAAAATTATCAAGTCTCCATTTTTTAAATCTGGTATAAAGTATGTTTTATATTCATCAATATTGAATAATTGTTCAAAATTATTACATCTAAAAAGGTTGGAGCGTGGATTACCGAAACATAATTTAGAATCTAGATTAGAATGAGAGTTTTTTAATAAATAAACAAAAGAAAACGTTGCATGTTGACCAGAGTGATTATGAGTTTCTTGAAAGTCACCAAAACTATAATTATTGAACCATATCTGTTGAATTTTTAAAGAATCTTTATTGTATTCGTTAATATTAAGTTCTTTGCAAAATAATTCTATTTCCTTAAACAGCATATCTGAAAACATAGAATCAAAATCTAATTCATGATGATTTTTGATAAACACATTATTAAAATAAGAAGACTCAACTTTGCATTGTCCCCATGAACTAGTTTTAATACTATTTGTATTTTCTAAGTATGAATCAAATTTCTTTCTATATTCTTCAACAAATAATTTATCAACACTAGATATCCAGAGGTAATCGCCATAAATTTTTCACTATAATATTATTTATATATCTTATTATAAATAATATAATAAAAAATACAATAAAAAATCTATTACAATAAACATAATTATGTTTATAAGGAACTTAGAAGATAACGAAGAAATACAGGAAAGTGTTTGTTTTAAAGAAGAGTCAAAAATAATTCTTGATGAATTTAAAAAGGAATATGACGAGAATGGAATTAGTGATAGTTTAATAAATGGTTCACATTTTAAAAACCATAAGCATATTGATTTTTCATATAAGCATTTTGATGATATTGAACGCGTTTATCAAGAAAAGAAAATGAATTTTATATATGAATTTTTTGATAAACATATAAAACAAAAGAAAGTAGTAGAATATTATTTCAATGTGTTAATAGTTGGTTCAGATAATACAAATAATAGTTATACATTAACACCACATATTGACTCTTCAATTGGGCGTGTGTCAAGTAAAGTACACATACTATATTTATCCTATCCAAATAATTCAATAGGAGGAGATTTAATATTTTTTTCAAAAAATGATAAAACAAAAGTAGAAAGAGTTATAAAACCTATACCTGGTAAGTTAGTAACATTTCAGGGCAATACATATCATGCAATAAGTAAATTTAATTGTCCATCTAAAGAGTACAGAATTAGTTTGGTATGGGAATTATATTATTAATTTTGTATTAAGTCATAGAAAATATTTGGATGCTTATGGATATCTTTGATAGGGATATTGAATCCAAACGAAATAATAATTCTTGGTTTATCACCTTTAACTCTTGAAGAACAATGTGTATCTAAACCAGATCTACAAAGAATATATTGTCGTTCTTGACAAGGTTTCATAATACCACTATATATAGGTATACCGCCTTCTTCTGCGTTTTGAATAACTACATTAAACCTTATATGATAGTTATCAGTATCTTGCATATCAGTATGAAAATGTGTAGCAGCATTTTCTTCAAGAATTTGAATAAAACTAGGTAATTTTGAAGGCTCATTCGTAAATACAATATTTTCTTTTTCAATTATTCTTTGTCTAATGTTTTCAATTAAATTTTTAATATATGTTTCAGTATCTGGGATATTATATATAGGTAGGTCCCAAGATTTATTGGGAGGTCCATAAATTAAAATAGATTTATAACGTTCGTTTTTTAGTAATGTATATTCGTTGTTTATATATTCTACTAATTTTTCTTGCTCATTAACATTAATTATATCATTTTCAGTATTAACGGCTGCAATTATATACCGAATTGTATATTTTTTATCGTAATCATATTGTGAATAGTTTGTGTATAAGTTTATAATATTATTTTCATCTTTAATATTGATATCAGCATAGATTATTAATCCGTGTTTGTTACAATAATATTTTTCTTTATAAGACAATGCCATATTTTCTTCATTTGAATCGTATTTATTACCAATAACTAAGCATTTTACAATATTTAATGAATAATTATCACCATATAGTTCGTTTATAGTTTTTGAAACTAGGTTTTGAAATAAAAATATAAATTCATAAAAATAATAATTTTGATTATTAATTATAGTAATAGAACTATTACAAATATTTTCTTTGATATTTAAAAGACGTTTATTATAGAATTCATTAATATTGTACGAACTGATTTTAAATAAGTTTTTATTTTCACTATTGACATGGTCTAATATTGTTAATCCTTGGTTATAAAGAAAATGGATATTTTTGTTTTTTTCGATACTATTTTTATATAATTTTCGAATATCTTCAACATTAAAAATATTTTTATCAAATATAGTAATACATTCATATTCATTTACAGTATATTTAATTTCTGGACATATACTTTCGTTAGTAATAGAGTCATTATTATTTATATAGAAAGGTTTTTTCATATACTGAAATGCATACCGAAATTGATTAGGGTTAATAGTGCGATAAACTCGTATTTCAATGTATTTTGAACGATTAATTGTATTTTTAAATGCATGATTTAGATGAAAACTAATTATATTAAATTCTACAGGATTAATATGATAAATATGATTAGATTGTAAAGTTGGGTGATGATTTTTTAATACAATATACTCATCGACAGATGCATTTTCAAGAGTTATTATAAAATTACATATTATTGAATCCCCAATTATTGACTTCCCAAGATAAGGAGCAGTACCGTTAATGGCTATATCATAACAATAAGGGTTATATTTAATATTCATATATTTTTCTAACAATTCATTAGTAATGTTAGTTAGAAGTTTTTCATTTTCTGATAAGTTGACCTTATTAATAAACAGTATTTGGGGTTGTTCAGTTGATAAAGTATTAAAATAATTATTACTATATTCTTTAATTTCTATTAGCGAATTTTTTAATTGTTCTTTTTCTTTGCTATTATACTTAAGTAACAAATTATAGTGATCGGCTATTTTATTTTTGTAGGTAGAATCATAATCAATTAAATCAAAATCATTAATATCTTCGTCTTTATTAATAGAAATATTATATATGTTAGTAGGAGTAGTAAAACTATTTACTACAGATACAATAAATTTTTTATTTATGTTATTTATAATATTCACATCATCCTGTTGATATTTATCTATATATTCTTCGGCGTCTTTTAACATAAATACATTGTTTATAATTTTAAGAGGATTTAATAATGTTATAAATTCGTTTGGTTTTAAATAAGATAAAGATACCTTTCTTTCTTTTGTTGTTTCACTTGTATAACATAAATTTAAATTGGGTCTTTCCTTGAAATAGTAAAATGTAAGCGTATTATTGATACGGTTATGAAAACTAATGTCACTCTTATCGTTTATAAAAATGCACTCTCCTTTTTTAGCATAAAACAATAAGCTTTGTTCTTGTTCGCGGCTGTACAAAGAAACGAGACCGCCATTACTTAAAAAAATTGTATTTTTCATTACATACTTTAAATTATTTGAATTATTATCAATGAAATTTTTATTACGATACTTTTCACGAATATCGCAATTGTATGAAAGAACAATATACATATTATCTTCATTAAACCCGTTTTGACTAATAAAATATTTGGCTATTTTGGATAAAATACATGTATTTTTAATGTTTAATAATTGTAGGTCAGAAAAATTGGAACAATCAGAATCAGATATAATTTGATCATCATTGTCTACATTGATTTTATATAATTCCATTATAATTTACAAAGGAATATATTTTTAAATCATATAAACATATTATTATATAAATGATATAATCTATATAATGTCATTTATAAAAAACGTAGACCTCCATGAACATAATATACAGGTAAAAAAATATGTAATAGATAATACTGAATTATTTGTATTTAAAAATTTTCTTTCAGATAAAGATTACGATAAACTTGTTAAAATTATAGATACACACTTGAAATATGAGAATCAAGATAAAGATAATGTTAATATATCTTCAACAATTACATATGGTCATTCGTCAATAGGATGGCATCCATATTATATACCACATTGGAACTTTACACTGACTTATAATGATTTTTTTAGGGTATACATTTTTGAAAAAATTAAAACTATATGTGAATGGACAAAAGATTTACAAATAAAAAGAATATACTGTTCTTGTCAAACTGCTGAACAATTTGGTAATTGGCACTATGATGATAATGACGTTAAATCGTATACTTTTTGTATATATTGTAACTTAGATCGTGATATGAATCGTAATTGTAGTGGTTTAGATAATAAATACAGTGAATTATATAGAAATATCTTTGGTAAAGAAGCAATTAACAGACGTAACGATGATGATGATGGATATTTTCATATAAAGTATGATAAAGAACCGATAAGAGTAATTAAAGCAAGTAATAATTCTGCGTTATTATTTAATTCAAATATAGCTCATAATGGAGATGCTTCAAAGTATGATTCGATGTCTATGCGATGTGTTATAGCATATAAGTTAGTAATACCATAGAAAGTGCCATATATTAGAAGGATGATATTATTGCATATAAGTATATTATTACACCGACTAAAAGGTATTAATAATAAATGAATTACACCCTTGAAGATTTAAAACGCCGTTTTTTATCTATTGCTATTTAACATTATTAATATACCCCACGCTATCACAAATAGAGGCTGTCCTGGACCATCAACAATATTATGGGTTC